CATTTCTGCTCCTACCATACGTAAGAATCCAGCGATTGTACGGTTTCCGTAACGCTCAATTTCTTTTTCGTATACTTCGGGCAAAAATTGCTTTGTGAAGTCCATGTCTGCGATAGACAGGTAATTGTCTCCAAATAATCCTTTTACAGGACGTGGAGTTAAGTGGTTTAATTCGGCACCAGTGCCTGGGAATGTACCAGCCATAATTTTTGTTTTTTATTTATTAATTTTTATTTTTAGTCTCGAAGAATCTACTCCATTAACAGATTTAACTGACCAGCCATTAGAAGCGGTAACTTTTTCATGGCTCCCTCTCGGATCCATATCAACGTTCTTTGTTCTAGCCATACTATCTTTTATTGCATCAGCCTTGCCTTGCTCATAAAAGTGTTTTGCAACTGCATCTGGATTCATAGCGGTAAACAGTGATTTGTGATAACCCTTAGCATTTGACATTTCATTATCTTCGTTTAAGAACTTCTTAACAAAATTATTGATGTCGCTTTGAGCATTCTTAACCCCCTCTGCATCTTTTACATTAAACCTATACTTTTTATCTCCAACTGAATAATCAAAACCTTTGAAATCTTTGTTGAAAACCGTATTTGTTTCATTTAAAAATGTAGAATGTTGTTTTTTTGCTACTTTAGTATTCTCTTCATTTTCTTTATTATAACGATTAAAAAAATCAATCGCTTTTTTTTGTTCAGGGGCTAAATTAGCGCCTCCTTTAATTTCTTCGTAATACTTTGACTTTACAGTATCTAAATGTTTTTTAGCTTCTGATAAAGCTTCACTACGCTGTATTTTTTTTCTACGTATCTCTCGCTCTTCGTCAATATCCTCATCATAACTAAAAGTGTCTTCCATTAAAAAATCAATATCGCCATCTTCTAAGTGAGGCTTTGTTGACTTATAATATTCTTTTAGCAATTGATCCTCGTCGAGTGAATCATAATCCGTGTTAAGCTTAACATAATCTTCTAAGCTTCCTCCCGTGTCATTCATAAACTCAACTACCTTTTGAATATTTTCAGGTAATTTTGCTCCAGAAATTTGTTGCTCTTCAATAGCTTCTTGAATATCCTCTTCAAGATCTTCAGCTGTCTCTGCAATTTCCTCATCTGTTATTTCCTGTAAAACAGGTTGTTCTTCTTCCGCTTCAACAGCTTCTTCAATTACGCTTTCGCTTTGAATAGGTTCAGCCACTTGCTCAACCTCTTCTTTTGATTTGTTTAATTCTCCTAAATTAACTTTTATTACTCCGTCGTCGTAAGACAAAGGAGATGTTTCAGTTGGTTTTACTTCTTCAACTTGCACGTCTTCAACGGCAGGTTGCACTTGTTCTTGTTCTTCTGACATGATAAAATATTATATAATTATTACTATTATTATTACCTAGGCTCAAAGGAACCTAAGTCAAATCCCCCACCTAATATATCATTCCCCGATGATTCGAAGTTTTTTGGTGGTTTGTTGTTTTGTCTTTGATCAATTAACTCGCTTTGCTGAGTACCTTGCATTTGAACTCTTTTGTCTTTTCGGTCTTCTCTTTCGGTCTCTCCTTGAGTTTGCTGAGTCGAATCCATGTTCCGCAGCTGCATATTGTATTGAAATTCCAATTGCATTAATTGCATTTTTGCTTGAACCTCTTGTTGTATCTTTTTCTCTTCCATCTGTGCTTCTAATTGCTTTAGTTGCATTTTTTGTTGAGTGATAACTTGGTTTTTTTGTATCTCTGCTTGCGCAGCTACCTGTTGTGCTTGAGCATTAGCTTGCGCTTGAGCTTCTATATTTTGCTGTTGTATTAATTGATCTTTTTCAGCTTTTTGTTTTCTTCTAATTTTCAGTACTTGATTAGCTAACTTAAGATTTCTAATTTCTCTTAAATCTATTGCATCCGATAAATCTATTAAACCTGCAGATAATGCTGTCTGAATATTGTTTTCAAGCATTTGCTTTTCCTCTTCATCCGGCATTAATTCTATAAATATACCAAAATCATAAAGATGAAGATCACCCATCTCCTCAAGAGTTGCAACATTGTGTCCTCCGATTTTTTGTATAAACGCTTCTCGTGTTGGCGAATATTCTAATATATCAGATATCCGCAAAGAAAGACATTCAGCTAGCTCCGCTGTTAAGTATAGACCAGCATTTAATATATGACGAGTGGCTGTATTAGAATTTGCTGCAGCTATTTTTTGTATACCTACTAAAGCCCTAGCGTCGGGAGCTGAGCCATCTCTAGCCTCATTTAATCCCGTTGTATCTCTTATCATTTGCAGATAATAGTTATACGTTTGAATTAAGGCTTGCATTTTATTGCCACCTGCTCCACTGGTTATTTCTTGAATAGGAACTTTACCTGGATTCATGCCTCCTTCTTGAGTCATAGACCTCCCTATTACAGATCCTGTTTGAAAAAACATATTTAATGCTTCTTGCGGATTGTAATTTGTTCCATTGCCTAAATCAATTTCAGCTAAACCATCGGCATCTAAATAAACGCCATCTGGCACCATTCTAGATAAAACTTGCTGAAGCTTTAAGTGTGTTAATTGAATCATATCAGCAAAACCAGTTATGCGGCTTACTAGAGATTCAATCTTTCCTTTATACATTCTAGGAGCTACAATGCTATAGTTCATTTTAACTTTACTGTAATCACTCTTGGGACGCATCATATTTTTTGCCATTTCCCATCTTAGCAAATAGTTTGTGCCTAAAATAAGAACACCTTCATATAACACTTCTAAAGACCTTGATAACTTACCAAATTGTTCCTCAAGCATTTCTACAGGTGGATCAAATTGATCATCTCTTAATACTATTCTAGATGCTCCTGTAGCAGTTTCTTTAACTTTATAAACCTCGTTCATATAGGTTTTAAAATTAAAATACAAAACCTGAACAGTATTTACATCAGGAGTTGCAGAGTTATTTAAAGGCCTGTCATAAAAGCTAGAGCTTTGATATGACGTATTCGACACTTTTTTTAATTGCTCATCAGTTAAGTTAGGAAACTCTTTTTTTAATTCATTTATAGTAACGTCTTTAACTTCCCCTACATAATATATATCATCAAAGTAAGGCGATTCAGTATAAGAATAAACTAAATTAGCTGGATCAACATATTCTACTTTAACACCTTCTGATAATGTAAATCTATTTTTTACAGCACCTATACCTATTGTTGTTAAATCGTAGTAAAACCTTTTTTTAGTTAACTCGTAATTATTTCCGTTCAGCAACGTGTTAATAGCTTGTTCATTTGCCATTTCAACGGCTTGCTTATAACCCATCTGCATATGAACCTCTAGCTCTTCTTTTGTATCGGGTAATGTATCAGGTGCATTTTCAAACATATTTACACCAAACTCTTTTTCTACAAATTGATTAAGCTCCTTAGTATACATATCTCTAAGTACACTTTCCATATAGGCTGTTCTTTTGCTTACTCCATATGGATCTTGAGAATAAGCATTTATATCAAAAGTTCTTTCAGAAATTCCGTTAACAACAATATCTACAAATTTAGGTATAATTGGAACAGGTTTCCAGTCTAAATTTAAATAAGACAAATCTCCATTTATAGATAGCTCATCTTTGTATTTTTGTATAGGCTGCTCGCCTCTAGAGTATAGTCTTAAGTTATGAAATGTGTGTTGATTACTCTTAAATCTATTCGCACTTGAGTCTAAGTTAAACCATTCATCTTGAATAGCTTTACCGACTTTTAGTCCGTATTCTTCAGACATTTTTTCAGCATCACTAGCAACTTGACTAGGGAAAAAACTTTTTGCAACTGATCCGGCCATACTTATTTTATTATTTTTGATGTTGAACCGCTATTAGTAAACTTAGCGATATTTATATTTAATTTTTGTTTTTGCATAAGCCCTACAGGTTTATACAAGTTTTTATTGCAAGCCATAGCAGCTAATCCTGAGCTAATGGATGCATCAAATTTTGTTCTGTTGTTTATATCAAACCCAGCCCAATCATTTAAAGTGTTTACAAAATACATATCTCCATAATTTCCGTCTTCTTTTAATCCTACGTATTTGTCTATATAAGATTCTATAGCAGCGGCATGCGCTTGCTTTATATCTTCACTTGAATTAGGTATTCCCCCTATTTCTTTTTCAGCAACCGAAAGCTTGTTCCAAAGCCTGTCAGGTCTATTCATTGAATATCCTCTATAGCCTCTTCTTTTAAAATAATATAAAAGCCTAGGTTTATTATTTTCACACAATAAAGGCATTCCATAAAACACACAAGCCATTAATACATCTTCAAAAAACATCTCAGCCGTTTGAGGTCTTGCTATGTATTCTAAAAAAAACGAATTAGGAGGTGCATCCTCCATACTAAACTTTGTTAACCCATGAAGTGCTCCGTTTGATCCAGTACCTCCTACGGTCCCTGATATATCGTAACTATCACACCCAAAAGCACCTACGTGCTCATTGCCGGGATATTTATATCCGTTTTTTATAATTTGTCTATTTTGCAAGTCAGCATTTGGAACCCAGGTTATCTTAAATCGACCTTGAGGATTCGGAGTAAACAACACTCTAGAATCTTTTACGCCATTTTCCCAAGCAAAACTACCGGTGCTTACAATATTAGTATTCTTTAAATCTTCGTTATAATCTATTTGTTCGTATATTTTTGCTAAATTAAATATACTGTTTTTTGTTTCATCTCTAAAAGCATGTTCCTCAGTGCGAGGGAATTGCCTATAAAACTCGTTTAAAGCATCCTGGTCTCCTTTTAAACCGTCTGCCTCATTATCCCAATGTTCTATAATTCCGATGTCTATAGCGTCACCGTGTGGACCTTGAGTTTTCTCTTTAGGTTCGTCAAATACAGGCATTCCATATTCATCAATAAACCCTTCATAGTTCCATTCCATGGGTATAAACAAAGAATACAATCCAGAAGCCGTTTGACCGTTTCTGTTTCTTTTTGTTACATTGGAGTTAGCATAAAGCTTTTTAAAGTTTGCTCCTCCTTTATCTAAAGCGTTTGATGTTGAACCCATCATACACTTGCCAATAACCCTAGATCCTAACCTAAGAGTAGTTTTAGTTACTCTCCAGTTGTTTAATATATTATCTGGTCTTTCCCACTTTCCACTTTCGTCATGTACTAATAGTTTTAATTTTTCTCCATCATAGGAGTTGTCACCAGTATTTTTCCAGTCAATTGTTGTATCTAATCCCTCAAGAGTTTCCGTGCTTTTTCTGGCTTGGATGGATTTCCTTGTAAGCCTCGAGGCGGGGATTCTATAGGCAAGCTCGGTTTTTGGCCTGTCCATACCGTCTTGGATTGGCTTAAAGAAGAAGGGGTAGTTAACGGATATCGGGACGACCTTATCTGTGAACATCTTCTTAGCATCGGAACCAGATTTTGACAATATCCCGAATCGTGCATCACTTGATATTGTTGCAAGATTGACTGTTTCAGCCGAGGACATGAATGAAAACCCGCTTCTACGATTCTTAAGGTAGCACATTCCGTAGGCCCGTGAATCCGCTTTACAAGCTTCCCAGAATATAAAGAATAGTCTATTTGCTTCTCGAAAGTCTGGTTGCCCGACGTCAATTTTACTCCACTGCAAGTACATAAAGTGAGTACCAGTAATGTAAGTAGCCAGATTCTTATTATTGAACCAATAGCCTTCGTCTCTTCTTTTAAATTGTTCATCTATATAGGGTTCCCATTTAGTCTGAAAGCTCTCTGGATATTCCCTCCAATCAAATATACTGCTAATTGATTTAAGCTCCTTAGGATATTCCTCTGGCTTCCATTTGTTATTAATTTTACTTAATTTAGCGGGAGCTTTAGGCAATGCTATCTTAAGTCCTTGTATATCGTATATTTCTCCTATTTGACCTGTTTTACTTATTACAACAATATCGTTTTCTTTGTTGTATCCATATTGCCACTTCCTGGCTTTATTAAGCCTAGATATGGTGGTAAGCTTTACGGGCTCTATTATTTTATATAAAGTTTGCTCGTACATTATGTAGATCTTTTTTCTGCAAATCCACTAAATGATTTTTGCTTCATCTCTTCCTTAGGCTTATCGTCAAGCATATCTTGCTCGTCATTAATTCTATTAAGAATTTCAAAAGCATCAAATATAGCTAGCTTTTTAGTAGCTGCAGCGTTTTTAAGCCTATCAGCGGATATGTCGTCTCCTGAATCTACGATCTTTTCACCTGCTACTTTTATTAATTCCTCAACTGCTTTATGCCCAGCTTGGATTATATTCTTTTTCGTTTCCTTGATATTCATATTTAATTGTAATTTGATTTGTAGGAACTCTATATAATTTTTGTTTTTCTATAAAAAATTCATATTCAAAACCGGGTTTAAATCCGACTAAAGAATCTTTTTCAATGGAACCATCTGTAAATTTAACAATTCCAATTCCTTCTTTTTCAAAGTCTATCGAAAACATTTTATCTTCTTTTAAAGGTTTAATAAAGCAAAACCCTTTAATAGCTTTCCATTTTTTATTTTTATTGTAAGCGTAAATTTGATCTGGCTGAACTAAATACATATTATCTTTGTAATATGCTTTACTATTTTTCTCTATAGCCCTAACGTCATAAAATCTTCTAAATACATTGTGATGAACTATAACTTCGTCACCTACTTTAATTTCAGTACTTATAGCAAGCGGAATTGCTTTTACAATCCCTACCCTGTTAACATAAGAATGATTTT